AAAGCACAACCAGTACAAGAAAGTATTACATCACCAACTACACTCACTGTTACACAAACACCTAAAAAATCTTTAAAAGAACAAAGACAATCTTATTTAGATATTATAGGTGAAACTGGATTAAATATGAAAAGTGGAGATGCTCAAGGATTTGGTAATAAACCATTTAATCCACAAGGAGTAGGAGATACTACATCAGCTAATGGAGCTTTACCTAGTGGAGAAGTTGATATGAGTCAAATAATGGGATTAATGACTAAATAATGGCATTTGGAGCAAAACAAATATCACCTATTGACTTTAATAAAAGTGCTGCTGTAGGAGTAGATTTACCTTTTTCTGCACCTGGAGTATTTAAATCTAATTATACAACGGCTGCATCTATTAAAAATAATTTAATTAACTTTTTTTTAACAAACCAAGGAGAAAGACCACTAAATCCTACATTTGGTGCAGGTTTAAGATCTTTTATATTTGAACAGATAGTAGATGATAATTTAGATTTTTTAAAAGAAAATATACAAGATTCTATAGATTCTTTCTTCCCAGATATTATTGTAAATAATTTAAGTATTAATAGACAATCTGATAATAATCTTATAAATGTATCTTTATCTTATAGTGTTGTAAATAGAGGAATTAATGATAATATAAATTTAGAATTTGAATAATGGCAGTAAATAGAGACATACAATATTTAGACAGAGATTTTTCTGAAATTAGGGCTAAATTAATAGAGTTTTCTCAAACATATTTCCCTAATACTTATAATGATTTTTCTCCTGCATCACCAGGTATGATGTTTATGGAGCAAGCAGCTTATGTAGGTGATGTAATGTCATTTTATTTAGATAATCAATTACAAGAAACATTTACCCAATTTGCAAACCAAACAAATAATTTATATGAATTAGCTTATATGTTTGGATATAAACCTAAAGCAACTAGTGCTGCTATTACTACAATAGATTTATACCAACAAGTACCCGCTAAAGCTGTAGGAACTCAAATTCTACCCAACTTTGACTATGCTTTAACTGTTGGTGAAAATACAAAAGTAACCACAATATCTAATAATAACGTTAGTTTTTTAATCCAAGATAAATGTGATTTTTCAGTATCAAGTTCTTCAGACCCAACTGAAATTTCAGTATACCAAGTTTCAGGGGATACCCCACAATATTATTTATTAAAAAAATCAAGAAAAGCAATCTCAGCAGAGATAAATTCAACTTCTTTTACATTTGGTGCTCCTGAACCTTTTCAAACAATAGAAATTGAAGGGAATAATATTATTAAAATATTAGATATTACAGATTCTGATGGTAATGTATGGAATGAAGTAGATTATTTAGCTCAAGAAATGGTATTTGATAGTATAAAAAATACCAATCCAAATGACCCTAATAATGTAGCAAATGTTGGTGAAGTACCTTATTTATTACAATTAAAAAAAGTACAAAGACGTTTTGCTACAAGATTTACAGCTGATAATATACTTCAAATTCAATTTGGAGCAGGTAACCCTAATGATACAGATGAATTAATTACACCAAACCCAAATAATGTAGGTATAGGTTTACCATTTGAACAAGATAAACTTACAACAGCATATTCACCTACAAACTTTTTATTTACAAATACCTATGGTATAGCACCTTCAAGTACTACTTTAACAATACGATATTTAACTGGTGGGGGTGTTGAGTCTAATGTAGTTGCAAGTACAATAACTGAAATTGATGGTGCAAATACATTTTTCCAAACTAATAATCTTAATGCTATAACTTCTCAATATATATTTGAAACCTTAGCAGTTGATAATCCTCAAGCAGCAGATGGGGGTAAAGCTGGAGATACAGATGAAATTATAAGACAAAATACTATAGGATCTATTTCAGCTCAACAAAGAACAGTTACATTAGATGATTATAAGGTAAGAGCTATGAGCATGCCCTCAGATTTTGGTAAAATTTCTAAAATATATATGGAAAAACCAACTTTAGATAATCAAACATCAACTGTAGAAACTTTATGTATGTATCTTTTATCCCAGGATATTAATAGTAAATACATTTCACCTTCAAGTACATTAATGAAAAACTTAAGAACCTATTTATCTCAATATAAAATGATAGGTGATAGTATAGAATTAAAAAGTGCTTATTTTATTAATTTTTCAATTGATTTCGAAATAGTAGTATTACCTAATTTTATTAATAGTCAAGTAATATTATCTTGTATTGAATCTTTAAAAGATTATTTTAATAGAGATAAATGGCAAATTAATCAACCTATAATGATAAATAGTTTATATGTTAGATTAGACCAAATCCCAGGAGTACAAACAGTAAAAAGAATTAATTTTAGTAATAATGCAGGAATAGCATCAGGATATTCAGAATATGCTTATGATATGGAAGGGGCTACATTAAATGATGTAATTTATCCTAGTCTAGATCCTAGTATATTTGAATTAAGATATCCAAATCAGGATATTAAAGGAAGAGTAGTACCATTATAAAAATAAACCATGGCAGATAACCAATATATAAGCCCATTTGTAAAAGATGGAGATCAATTTAGATCAGCAGATAAAACTAGTTATGATTTAACTAATACTTCTCCACTTGGGGGTCCTATAAATGCACCTAGATATAAACATACTCATAATTATACCCCTGATAATAAATATTTAGATAATTTCCATGAAGCTGCAAGCCCTAATAGTGCTTTTGGAACTGAAGGAGATAAAGTATTACCCGGAAGTATATTTGAAAAAACAACTTTAGATACTGAAAGTCCACTTCCTGCAAATTTAGGAGGACCTAACAGAACTAACTCAGTAAATATTCCTAATGGGATGTATACAAATAATAGATCTGGAAATAAATATGGAGAATCCCCAGGTGGCCCTTTAAAAAATAAAGATGGAAAGATTGTTAATAATTTAGTTCAAAAATATTCCCCAAATAAAACTTACGAAGATCAATTTACTGGTCTTCCTTTTCCTATATCCTCGGGCACACGTGTTAAATCTGAAACAACAGTACAACCCCCATCACCTGAAAAAACAATATTTAAAATAAAAAAGGATATAAAAATACCTAATTAAATAAAATAAAAATGGCATTTTATAAAATATTTCCACATAAAGACGCTACATTATATTCATTTTACCCTAATATGAATACAGGGATAGATCCTGTTAATCAAATATCTAATTTAAATATAGCAGTAGATTCTAACCCTCAAGTAGCTAGAATATTAACAGAATTTGTTCAAGATGATATTGAAGATGTTATCAATAATAAAATTAAAGGAGCTGAATGGGATGTTAACTTTAGACAATATATAGCAACAGCTCAAGGTATAGTTGAATCTATAGAAGCTTTTATCCACCCTGTAGCACAATATTGGTGGAATGGAACTGGTACTTATTTAGATGTTCCAATCACTTCAGATGGTTGTAATTGGCTTTCCCCCGCATTCAAAGATTCAAATATAGCATGGTCCCAAAGTGGCACAGATAATACTAATCATTATGTAACAAGTTCTTATAATCCAAATTTTGTAGGAGCAGGAGGTGGTGCTTGGTTTTATAGTGGATCCGATGGTACAAAATATGAGGTCACCCAATCTTTTGATACTAGAAGTGAAAAAGATTTAAATGTTAGTGTTAAAAATGTTGTAGAGTTGTGGTATAGTAGTTCTTTAGAAGTACCTGCTTCTGCTTCACTGCCAAATTATGGTTTTATTACTAAATGGGAAAAATTAGCAGAATTTAATGCTAATACAACTATACAACCTGTAATGCAATTTTATAGTGTTGATACTAATACTATATACCCACCACAATTAGAATTTAAGTGGAGAGATTATAAAACAGTATTAACTGGATCCGCTACGGCTAGTATAGTAAATACTACTAATTTAGTTTCTTCACTCCAAGAAAATCCAGGGTATTTTACTCCTCAAAGTGTTAATAGGTTTAGGTTTAACGTTGCACCTAAATACCCAATTAGAACATTTTCAACAGCATCTCAATTTACGGGAACCAATTATTTACCAACAGCATCATATTATGCTATAAAAGATTTGGAGACTAACGAATATGTTGTAGATTACGATACTAGTTATACACAATTAAGTTCTGATAATGAGGGAAATTATTTTGATGTTTACATGAATGGATTAGAACCGGAAAGATATTATGCAATTTGTATAAAAACAAACATAAATGGTTCTACATTAATATTAGATGATAATTATTATTTTAAAGTAGTTAACACATTGTAATGGCTGAAAAAATTAAATTTGATAAAAAAGTATATGATAAAAAATCATATATTAAAACTATAGATACTTCTTTTAAAGAATTAGGTATTGAATCCATTGAAGAGGCAGCACAACCTACATTACCTTCAATACAAGAATTTTTTGATATGTATAATACCTTATTTTATCAAATAAATGAATTAGGACCCATTAATTCTCATCAATTTTTAATTAAAAAAAGCAGCGATTATATAGGGGCACAAGAAGATAATGACTTAATATCACTATTACAAGCAGAGATTGCAGGTTTAAGAGAACAATTGTTACAATCTCAAAAATTATACCAAGATTTAGTAACTAATATTCCTGAAGCTCCAACAATTGAAATACCTCCTATACCAGATCCACCAGATCCACCACCACCACCACCACCTCCAACTCCACCAGAAACGGAAGATCCACCAACAGATAAGGAAAGGGTACTTCAAAATGTAAAAGAATTTCCTAAAGATAGTGATAAGCAAGGGTCATCAAGAATTAATGTTAACAAAAGTTTTTATAAAGACGTAAGAAAAGGAAAAAAATAAATATGGCAACTGTTAATGAATTTAATCCTAAAAATTTTGAGTATCAAAGCTATAATGCAAAAGATGACCAATTAATATCTTCTTTTAATGTAGATACTATACTAACATCATCAAGTTGTATAGAATTTTTTATTTTTAACCTTAATGGGGAAGTTTTAAATAGTCGTTATGATTATCAAAGTTATCAAGTTTTTAATACTTCTCCTAATGGTGGAGAGGGTCTTTCCCAAATAACAATAAACCCAGGAAGAGATACAAATAGTTATGGGTTTTCAAATGGGCAATATACAGCTTATTATAATTTTTTAACAAAACAAATTGGGGATTATAATGATTATCTCTATGTAAAAGAAATTTCATCTGATAGAACTGAAATAAGATTAGATAGTAATATTTTAGATGATTTTGATTTAGTAAATCAAACAGAAGATTTTATAAGTCTTAGAGAAGGATCCCCTTATTTTTTAGATTTTTTCTTAAATTTTGGTAATAATCAACTTATTATATCCAATAATATTAAAATTATAGATGAAAATACATCAGACCCTTCAATTTTAGTTAAATTATATGAACCATTACCCTCTACATTTTCAATAAAGGATCAAGTATGGGTTGTAACTGAATTTGCCGAACCTAGGGTTTATAATATTAATAATGCTCCTCCAGTATCTCCCGAACTTCCTTCAATTCCATTTATGCAAGGTCCTAACTTTGCTATTCCGGTTAAAAATCAAGTAAATAATTCATCTCAAAATTTATCTTATAATGATATTATATCTAGTGCTCCTACTAGTTCACAAAACCAAATAGATAGTTTATTAGAAGAATCTTCTATTAACATAAGTGTAGATTATACTAATTTTGAAAACTTTATTCATTTTAGTTCAGCAGAAACTCGTATTAGTAATTTTTATTATAAAACAAGTTTAATAGAAAATTATACTAATCAATCTAATAATTTAACCAATGTAACAGGTTCATCTACTAGTCAATTAATAATTAAACAAAAAATATCAAACATAATTAAAAATTTTGATAAGTTTGAATATTTTATGTATTATAGTAGTGGTTCAATGGTTTCATATCCTAAATCTACCACAGAACCCCCTTATACTCTAATGTCAACTGGTAGCGCTGAAGTACTTACATGGTTAGGGAGCACAAATGAAAATAGTAGCAATTATGGAGGTTTATTATTATCAGCATCTAATTATGATAATGAAAACCCAGACCAATTATTAAAATCAATTCCTGAATATTTAAGAGAAGATCCAGCAAATCAACCATATGATTTATTTGTTGATATGGTTGCCCAATATTATGATAATATTTGGTTATATACAAAAGATATTACTCAAAAATACAATGCAGATAATAGGTTAGATTTTGGTGTATCTAAAGATTTAGTATCTGATGCTATTAAAGATTTTGGTGTTAAGTTATATCAAAATAATTTTTCAAATAAAGAATTATACACCGCATTTTTAGGAATGACCCCTGAGGGTTCATTATTTCCATTCCCAGAAATAACAGGATCAATGCCTGCACCTACAGGATTTGAATTTGTAGATACATTAATATCAGCATCAAATGATGTAATATCAATGGATGATATTAATAAATCTTTATATAAAAGAATTTATCACAATATTCCATACCTGCTCAAATCAAAGGGAACTCTTACTGGATTACGAGCATTAATAACTTCATATGGTATACCTGATACTATACTAAAAATATCTGAATTTGGTGGTAAAGACCAGGTAAACGCTAATGATTATGATTTATATTTTAATAATTTTAACTATGCCCTTAATACAACAAATAATTTCATATCCTCATCTTGGGAAGTAAATAGTGGTTGGGGAGCTACAAATGATAGACCTTCTACAGTTCAATTTAGATTTAAATCCGAAGAATTTCCACCTACAAATTTATCTCAATCTTTATGGTGGGCACAACAAATTGGATTTGGTAGTAAAACAGCAGAACTTATTTTAGAATATAGTGGTTCAGGTTTAACAAGTGGTTCATATGATGGTTCAATTAAAGACCCAAACTACCAATATACAAATTTAAAATTTATTCCATACTCTGATCAACCAAATATTTCAGCTAGTATATCATTACCTTTTTATAATAATGATTGGTGGTCAGTTATGGTTACTACTGATCAAAATAATACTTTTAATTTATATGCAGGTAATAAAATATATAATGGTAATGATGGTACTTCTATTGGATATTATGCTTCGGCATCAATTACTGGAGCAGATAGTTTTGCTTGGAGATTCGCATCTAAATCTGTTTTTGCATCATCCTCTTTTTATTACCCTAATTATAAAAAATTCTTAGGATCTTTACAAGAAATAAGATATTATAATACTAGATTAAGCGAAAGTGTATTTAAAGATTATATTATGAATCCTTTATCTTTTGAAGGTAATGGAATTAATAGTGCACCTGATCAATTAATATTTAGAGCAGCTTTAGGAAGTGAGTTAGATATCACTACTACTTCTTCTATACACCCTAAAATAACAGGATCTTGGATAACTACTTCATCTTTTGCAAATGATAGTAATTTTTATTTTAACAATACTCCTTCATATTCCAAGAATACAGAATATTTCTTCTTAGACCAGCCTGCTGTAGGTATTAAAAATAGAACTACTGATAAAATAAGATTTGAAAATAATACTTTAGCTCCAGGAAATGTACTATCACCTATTAGAAGTTTATCTCAAAATATAGAAGCAAGTGCATCATATACGGATAATATAAACTATTTAGAAGTAGCATTTTCACCACAAAACCAAATCAATGATGATATTATAGGACAAATGGGCCATTTTAATATTGGTGAGTATGTAGGTGATCCTGCTCAACGATTTACAGGCAATAATTACCCGGATTTAAATACTTTAAGTGAAGATTATTTTAAAAAGTATATTAAACAATATGATTTAACCGATTTTGTTAGATTAATAAAATTCTTTGATAATTCATTATTTAAAATGATAAAAGATTTTATACCTACAAGAACTAGTTTATCATCTGGTTTAGTAATAAAACAGCATTTATTAGAAAGAAATAAATACCCTCAACCACAAGTATCATACTCTGATGAATCAGAACTTTCAGGTTCTATAGATATAGTAGAAATAGAAGGTGGAGCAGCAGGTATGTTTAACCAATTTAACAGTGAAAGTTTTGCACCTGGAGGAATAAATAACCTTTCTATAACTCAAAGTTGGAGTGTTACAACTCCTTCCGTATCTGGTAGTGTAACTAGGATACATGATTCACAAGATGAATTTTATAATGGTGAATTAAGTGGGTCTAGAATAGAGGTTACAAATGGAGAATTAAATCCACATTGTGAACAATTTAAAAATCCTGCTTTTGAATTATTTGATTATAAAACTAGAATTTATTATGAAGCCCAAGGTTTTGATAAAAATTTATTTTTAAATGTTAATAATAAACCTTTACAAGGAAACATACAGTTATTTTTTGGTCAACCTGCTACATCAAATCTAGCCCCAGAAATTCCATCATCTCCAAACCCACCATCAAGTAGTTAAAATAGTATTATGGCAAATAGAGTAGAATATATTAAAATATCGAAAATAGATAAAACTGGAGATAATCAATCTCTTACTTTAGAAGCACTAACCCAACTTGCTATTCCTTATAGCAATGGTAATAAAGCAGTTTATCCTATAGAAAGTCGAACTGAATATAGTGACTATTTCTTATACCAAGTAGGACCTGCTACATACACTCCAAACTCAGCTGATGCTGGAAAACTAGAATATAAATTTACTTCATCAGTTAGTACAAGTACAACATCTCATTATTTTGGTTTTTTAGATGCTAGTGCTTTTGCTTTTTACACAATACCTTTAACAACCCCAACTAATGATCCTTTTGGTTTTTACAATTCAGATAATGGATCTTATGTTTTTAACACATATTCACAAAAAGATTTAACATTAGAAATTACCTCTTCATTACTTAATAATTCTACTTTTCTTACAACAGCAAGAGTATCAGTTTTTGTTGTAGACCCCGTTAGTGTTACACCAAATGATATCTTAAGTCAAAATGGTATGTTAGCTACTGAATTATATGGTTTATTTGGTACTTACCCTTTTAATAAAACTGTAACAATACCAAGTGAAAGTATAGCCCCAGGAAATGAAATTAGATTAATTCTTTCAAATGGTGGGGGTGGTGCAGGTACTAGGTCAATTAAGTTTGATCCCGGAGCAGAATTTAAAATATCATCTACAGCGGCTACAGGTCCAACATTAGAAACTATTCCAGAACCTTATTTAACTGCTCCTTTTTATGGTACAGATTGTGATGTATTACTAAATAATGCAGACCAATACCAAGAAAATCCATTTTTACAAGATTTAGATTATAGTACTAACCCTAATGTACCTATTAACATTGAACAAATTATAAGTGGAACAGCAGCTAGAGGAACAGTCCCAGAATCATATTATACATCACTAGCCCAAACAAATATTAGATACAATGGAGTAAAAAATCAAAGTAGGGATTTTAATATTTATAACCCATTAGATAGAGATGATGTTAATATAGGAACATATGGTCAAACACCTTCAGTTGATATTTTAGATGTAAATATTTATGAATTTGAATGGGCAGGACCTACATTCCCAATAATCTCGGGCTATGGAATGTTTAAAATGGGAAAAATAATGCAGGTAAGTTCTAAAGATTTAGTAAGAACTGTAAATCCTAGTGATAATATAAGTAGTATTCAAATCCCAGTAGTTCCTCCAGGACCGTTTGATGCTTCTTTATGGCATAGAAGTTCCTCAGTATCTCAAAGTATTGGAGATTATTACTCAATTTTAGATTCTAATAATCAACCTGGAACAAGAATTTCAACTACTCCTTATAGAAATCAAACAGCAGGATCAGATCCCGTAATTCCATCAACATCAGAAATATTAACCCCTAGTTTTGGAATACCATTATTACCAACATTTACTGTTACATCTTCAGCACATGGAGATTCTTCAGCTTATGGTGTTGGTTTTTTATCTCATTTAGAATATAATGGTGTTAATGCACAATATCCATTTTTAAATACTGGAGTACCTACAACAGCATCATATATAAGACTTCATGATAATAGAACTATTAATTTTTCTAATAATGAATACATGCCAGGTGAAACTGTTTCACCCACTATTTTACTTACAGGAATAGATGAAATTAGTGTTGATAATACATCTTCATTAGAACCTATTCAGGATTCTTTAAATAGTGGTGAAAGATGGTTTGCAACTTTTTACAGCAACTTTAATTCTATTTCATCTGCTTTAAAACCCCAAAAATTAACACGCGGTAAATCTTCTTTAGGTATAAAGGGTGTAGCTGAAATATATGGTATAGCCCAAGCTGCAAGTGGTACAGGAACTCAATTCGATATTTATTTATTATTAAAAGAAGGAAGTATAGATCCTAATGTTTTAAGACCTAGTGGAGCTGATAGTAAAACTTATTCTATCCCATCAGGAAAAAATTTAACATCTTCATCAACAGGAGGAACAGGAGGTACTGCTGGTACATTCTTAAATGTTCCTGTTATAAATTCAGGAGAAAGCTTAAGAGTGAATGTTACAACAACAACAGGAGATACTTTAGATGTTGGAAGTGAAATATTAGCTGGAGCTGGGAGTATAGGGGGTTGTGGAACAGGCCAAACAGCAACAAATCTAAACTCAGCTATATACTTATCAGGTGCACCTTCACCTTTTCAATTTGATCTAGAAACTAATGGAGCTGGTATTATTTCTAAAATGATTATACAATCAGCAGGATCTAGTGGTTTTGATACAAATACGGTATTTACTTTAACGGCAGCAGATGTTAATTCTATACCTAATTCTGCTTTTAACAATAATCAAAATGCCTCAGGAACAGATACTTTTTCAGTTGCAGCAGGAAATTTAGAAGTAGCAGTTACATCAGTAATTTCAAGTGCAGATTCTAATGTTCCTACAACAGTAGGAGATACTTTTACAGTAGATGCCCAAGATATAGGAAATGCTAGTACAAATTTAGTTATAACAGCACAATCAAGTGACCTAGTATTTAGTACTAAAAATTATTCTTATAAACTCGGAGCTGGAGGGTTAGGATTTTTCCTTTGGAAAGCTAGAGGAGTAGGGAAAAATGAATTTATAATGATTGATGATTCAGTTACAGGTCAAACATCTGCAGGAGCATTTACTACTCAATATTCTCCTGAATATGTTTTACAAAACATAGAAAATATTACAAAAGAATACGGTTCTAATACCGAATAGCAAAAATAATTTGGATTAGAAACAATAAAAACACATATTTATAACATATAATTAAACACAAATGGGATATTTAAATAATCAAGTAGTAACAGTTGATGCTATCTTAACAAAAAAGGGTAGACAATTATTAGCTCAAAATGACGGTTCATTCAGAATAACACAATTTGCTTTAGCAGATGATGAAATAGATTATACACTTTATAATTCACAAAATCCTTCAGGTTCTGCATATTATGGAGAAGCAATAGCAAACATGCCTCTATTAGAAGCATTTCCTGATGAAAACCAAATAATGAAATATAAAATAGCTACTCTACCAAGAGGAACAGCAGTATTACCGGTTTTAAGTTTAGGTCGAAATTCAATACCTTTAAAACAAGGAGCTAGTGTATCAATAACTCCTGAAACTTTAAATTATTTAGGAAATGCAACAGCATATGAAACTTCAGGATATACTGCAACTATAGCAGATGTTAGATTAACGTCTACATTTACAGGAACAGGCATTCAATCCGAAGCAGCCCAGGCACAAAATTCAACTTCAACACAAACTTTAGGTACTAATGTATCCTCAACTGTAATTGGGAGTGTAATTAATATAAGAGCAACTACAGTAAATACTTTATTTGGGTCTAATTCTCAATTAAGTACAACATTAACAGTAGTAGGTTTAGATAGTGGAGCTAGATTAACAATACCTATTACTATTACACAAACAACAACATTATAAAATATTAAAAAATGGGATTTAAAAGATTAGAGGCCGAAGATTTTGTAGTAAGTTCAGATGCAGTACAATCTACAGCATGGTCAACAAATGCACCAACATTAACACATTTTTTTACTTCATCTGTCCAAATGGCAGGTTCTTCTGGTGATTATTATGTGAGTGTATATCAAACAGGATCAACAGTAGTAGGGGCTGCAGTACAATTTGATGTAGCTTATGGAAATGTAAAAGGAAGTGGTAGTGGTTATTTTAACCCATCATTTCCACAATTTTCACCTTCTTCAACAACTTATGGTCAATATAGAACTATGATATTAGAAGATGAAAATACTAATTTTTCATATGGTGAGGGTCAAAATACTCTATCCCCAGATGATTTTTGGGTAATATCACCAGACAGATCAAGATATAAAGAAAGTATATTTCCAGGTTCACTTAATATAGCATTATCAGGATCAGGAGGATTATTACAATTAACTGATAATTCAAATGATACATCAGTCCAAACTTTTTTAGGTACATCTAGAGTATTTCAAATAATATCTGGATCTAATGGTTCTTCAATTACTGATGGAGGATATGTAGAGGGATCAGGTTCATATGGTTTATTATTTCCTGAACTAGGAACAATACTATTAAACCCAGACGCAATAAATCAATCTATTGGAGTAGTACCTAATAGAAATTCAAACTTAACTGATAATACTACTAACCCTATTACTTTGATAAATGCTTTAGAATTAGGAGGTGGTTTTACTATGAATTCCCAAGAAACTATATCATCAGATTATGTATTTGTTAGAGCAAGAAATTCGGAATTTAATTACTCAGCTAATCCTTCATTTATATCAGGATCTACAGGAGAGTTAGTAGATCAAACATTTATTAATAATCCTCAAGTATATGTTACTACTATTGGAATGTATAATGATGCCAATGAATGTATAGCAGTAGCAAAACTATCAAGACCTTTACTTAAAGATTTTACCAAAGAAGCTTTAGTAAGAGTTAAACTAGATTTTTAAGATGAATGAGTGTTTTCAAGTCATTAACCACATCAGATGTTTTAGTAACTCCTTTTAAGACAAATAAAAATTTTTCTTTTCAGGGTTCTGGATCTTTTATTCAATCTCATGTAGGTATAGATAGATTTATGGGAGCTAATATCCCCTATGTTTCTGGATCAGATGAAACTGGTCAAATTTCTACCCAATCTAAATCTTTAATATACAACTCAGTAAAACAATTATACTATACTAATTATTTAAATAATCCTAATGGTTCACCTGTTAACCTACCCCAATTTAATTTAGATGGAACTATAACAGGAAATAGTGGGTCATATCAACCCATGTATTATAATTATGTAGATAATACTTTACCAGCTGAAAGATATTTTCCATCTTCATCAGGTGAACAGATAGGAGTTATTTCTATACCTTCTAATTTGTTTGGGGAATATATAAAACCAGGTACATTTTCATACACATACCATTTGACTAAAGGTCCTATTAGTGGTTCTTCAAGTAGAATACAAACTATAACAGATGATGGAGAAGGTAAATTATTTAGAAATGAAGAAAGAATTGGAGATATAATATACCAACATGGTTTAGCTATTATTACTAATGTAGAAGAAGGAATCTATGGAAGTTCTTATAGTTTTTCTAATTATGGTGTTGGAGTATATGGAGATGAAATAGGTGATATACTATCAGGTACTAATGTAACTTGTTCATTTCAAAGTACAATGACAATATATGAATCACAATATAAATGCACATTAAACCCAAATGAATATACATACACCCAAAACCCATCTGCTATTTCTGGAAGTCTAAATAGTGGAGTAGTATATGATTTTTTAACTGGTTCTTATTTTCAACCTTATATTACAACTGTAGGATTATATAATAAAGCAAACCAGTTAGTAGCAGTAGGAAAATTATCACAACCTTTACAAAGTTCTAATGTAAGTGACACAACTATATTAGTTAACTTAGACTTATAATATTTATAGACATGGCAAAACAATTATCAACATCAGGAATATTAACAGGAGATACTATTGAACCGGGTCACATAACCCAATCAATAGATGCTCTTACAGGAGTAGATGCTTATGAGTTAAAAATATCAGGTTCTTTACAACTTACAGGCTCATTAGATATGCCTTCAGGATCTAGTATGCAAGGAACAGCTTCCTATTCTGAATATTCTCTTTCTGGTTCTCATGCTTTAACAGCTTCATATGCCTTATTTTCAGCAGGGGGTGGTGCAGGTAATCCTGATGGACCAGATAAATCTGTTCAATTTAGGGATGGAAATTCTTTTAAAGGTGTATCAAATTTTAATTATGATCAATCAACTGATACTTTATCAGCTGGTACCGGTAATTTTACAACAATAATTGGTAGTGTTTCTGCTGATAGCCTTAGAACACCTGCTTTAATTGATGGTTCACCTTCAACTAGAGCTAATGCTTCTTCTTCTATTGACCCCGATGGTTTTGCTAGGTTTGTATCTGCTTCCATAGCAGGATTTACTATTAATACTAATGAAATAAAATCATCAGGAGATTTACTTAGACTAAAAGCCTCAGGTGAAATAACAGCTTCAGGTGGGTTTTTATTTGGAAATAAAAATGCTTTACCACCACAATACATTCAATATGATGGTTCAAGTTTAGTAGTAAGAGGAGATTTAAGTGTAGACCAGCTATTCTTACCAGCTTTAATAAATGGTGCTCCTTCAGATGTTACAAATGCTTCTTCATCTTTACTTTCAAATGGTTTTGCTAGATTTGTATCTGCTTCTATTGGTGGTTGGGACATATCTACGGATGCTATTGAAAGTACTAGTATGATAATGAGACCTCAGGGTCTATTACAAACAAAAAACTTTGCTAGTGGTCAATCTGGATGGAGAATATCAGCTGAAGGAAATGGCACAGCAGAATTTGAAAATGCTAGAATTAGAGGTACATTAAGAACAACTACATTTGAAAAAGAATCAGTTAATGCTGTAGGTGGTCAATTATGGGTAGTAAATTCAACTACTATATCCCAATCAGTATCAGAAACAGCTACTACTATGTCTGTAGCAAATGCTAGTGGATTTTCCCAAGGTGAAATTTTAATGGCTAAAAAAGTTGATAATACAGGATTTTCAACTGAATATATCCTAGTAAATTCAGCTTCTATAGATGGAGATGGTTCTGGAGATAATCAAACTTTTGGTCGTATAATGGTTACAAGAGCATATGGTCAAGGTCAACAGGGGGATTTTGTAGGTGATATTGCATCTACCTCTCAAAGTTACTCAGATGGTCAAGTATTAGTATCAACAGCAAAATCAGGAAGTGGATTTATAAAATTAAATGCTAATCCAAATGATGTAGAAACTCCATTTATGGATATCACAGAAAGAACAGGTAGTGGTATCTATGATGTAGAGCTAAAAGCTAGGTTAGGAGATTTAAGTGGATTAGCTAACTCAGATTATGTATTTAACAGACCAAACCCAGGTTTTGGTTTAGCAACAGACAATGTATTCCTACAAGGTGGTATTAAAGCTACATTTGGTGAAATAGGTGGCTTTAATATTAATAATAATTTAATAAGTTCATCTAATCAAAATTTAATAATGAGATCTGATGGTACTTTATCAGCTTCAGGTGGGTTTTTATTTGGAAGTAAATCAACAGCCCAATATGTAGAATATGATGGTTCAAGTTTAGTAGTAAGAGGAGACTTATCAGTTGATAACATTAAAACACCAGCAACTATAGCAGGTAATCCTTCGACATTTACAAATGCATCTTCTTCTATTGACAGTCAAGGATTTGCTAGATTTGTATCTGCTTCAATTGGAGGATTTGAAGTTAATACTGAACAAATAAAAGCATCTAATAACCAATTAGTATTAAGTTCCTCAGGAGAATTTCTAGCAGGTGATAAATCTTCAAACCAATATGTAGAATATGATGGTACAAACTTAGTAGTAAGGGGAGATTTAAGTGTAGATAGTATTTCTACTCCTGCTTTAATAGGTGGTTCACCTTCAACCCCAGCTAATGCTTCATCTTCTATTAGTGCTGATGGTTTTGCTTCATTTAAATCTGCTTCTATAGCAGGGTTTATTGTTAATACTAGTGAAATTAAATCATCTAATAATTTATTAAGATTAAAAGCTGATGGTAATATAACAGCATCTAATGTTTTATTAGGAGATAAATCAGGTGGCAATTTTTTACAATTTGATGGTTCAACTCTTACAGTTCAAGGAAGTATTACAGCAGACCAAATATCTACTCCTTCAAATTTATCAGGAGCAGATGTTTCATCATCTATTAGTCCTGATGGTTTTGCTTCATTTAAATCTGCTTCTATTGGTGGGTTTGAAATTACTCCTGATTTTATTAGATCAGGTTTTACACCAGCTTCTTCAAGTATTAATGTAACAAATACTCCTGTAAGTGCAAGTTTTAGAGTTGCTAGATCAAAAGTAGAACCTACCTTTTTTGGTCAAACAGCAACACTTACAAATTTAGCTTTCAATGCATCTTCTACTAGCTTTTATGGTAATTATTATATAAAATCAACTAATAATAATAACAATTTATTTTTAACATCAAATGGTGGTGATCAAACAAATATTGCTCCAATAGGTGAATTAACATCTACTGAGATTGAACTTGGTAATACTTATGTATTTAATGATGCATATTGGACAGGTAATCAATCTCAAACTGCTGATTTTACTGTATATTTTAATCCAGGAGCTTCAATTTCAGTATCAAATTCATCTTCATCAGAAACTATTAACTACCCTGCAACAGAATCTATCATATTAGACTCAGCTAATAATAGGATATCTATTATAGATGGAGAAATAACAGCCTCTAAAGGTTTAATAGGTGGAACTGTAATAAATGGAACTTCGTTAGAATCAACAAATGAAATTTCACCTACACCAACAGCGGGGTCAGGTGGTAAAGCTTTTAAATTAGAAGATTCAGGTACTATTTCCGGATCTAATATGTACATTAGACAAGCACTTTCTTTAAATGGCAATACTACAATAGTATACCCTTTAATAGATACAAGAATAGGACTTTTAGATGGAAGAAACTTAGGAAGACAAATTGTTTCTGATTATACTTTATATACTAGACAAAATGTAGATGATGGATTTAATTTTACAACTATAGGAGAACATTTTTTCCAATTATTACCTTATGAAAATTCTATAGTAATTAATTGTAATACTAAAACTAATGCCCAATCAGGTACCCAAGCTGCAGGACAACTTCAATTCCAATGTTTTGTTGGAGCTGAAACAGGCTCATATGAAAATGATACTTATTGGGATGTTTATAATGCAATGTCTCCTGCTAATGGTGCTACCGTTTCGAATGTTGTAAATACTACCAACGCAAATCGTACAAAAACAATATTTAGTACTGGAGCTGATGCTTTAACAATTGCTATCCCTGAAGCATACCAAGCAAAAGCCTTTAAATTGGTAGTTAAATTTAAAATGGATAGAGCAGGAGTTTCCTCAGGTCAATGTTCTTTTCAAGTAAAAGGATACACAGCAACTGCTACAAGAGCATTAACAGCAGCTACATCAGGTAATCCATTACCATCTATACCAGAAGTAGCAATTTAAAATCTTAGTATTAACTAAAACAATTATATGGAATGGATAGGACTCAAAGGAGAACCAATATCAACCATCACAGATTTCCCAGATAACACATTCGGATTCGTTTATAGAATAGTACATAAACCTACGGGCAAAGCCTATATAGGTAAAAAAGTATTATACTTTAATCGCAAAGTTAAATTAACTAAAAAAGATTTAGCTTTATATGAAGGTGTAGTAGGCAGGAAACCATCTTATAAACTAGTAATAAAAGAATCAAACTGGTTAGATTATTGGGGTTCAAATAAATTACTT